GATGATGGTGGATCAAAGAAAGAGATAGAAAACATCCGCAAGGAACTTGAGCAAGCACTCAAAGAAAAACAAGAGCGTGAAGAGACATTGACCAATGACCTTGAGAAACTTCGCCAAGCTAATGCCTTGCTTAATCTTCCAGCAGATGAAGGATTCCAAGCAAACTACGATGCACCAATCATCAATGGCTATAACCAAGTCAAAATGATTGTTGGTGAAGATCAGACTACCCTTACAGAATTTGAGAAAGCCGTTTCCGCTTATGAGCGATCACTTCAAACTCAAGATCCAAATGAACGATCCAGACAAAGTGAGATTTCCAAACAAACTCTTAACGCCATCTACGAAAACCTGTCACCTATGGAACAGGCTAAATTTCAGAATACGGCTTATGATGTTCTGGCTAAAATTGAAGCTAGGAATCAAGCCCTAATTAACTGGCAGAATACAAAAGCACAGATTGATGAGGAAAAGGCTCGTCGCACTACACTAACCAAGTCCCAAATTGGCAAACGCTGGCAGGATGCTTATCTTTCCGCAAAGCAAGCTCTTGATGATGCTGTAAAGTATCCAGAAGAGGTAGCCAAGATTATTGCATCACAACAAATTGATGATGATACAACAGAGGATGAAATGATTGCTGAAGCCGCTTTGCGTGAGAATAGCAACTACGCCCCGGAACAAATTACAAGAGTTCTCCAACAAGGAGCAAAATTTAAAAAGCAAAAGGCTTATACCTTTGCTCTTGAGAAACAAGTCTCTGAACTTAACGAAACTATTAAGAAAATGCGTGGATCTGGAACGTCTGATGGCAACATTGGATCTTCTTCATCTGGAAAAGCAAACGAGGTTGAGGAACGCACTCCTGCAACTTTATTTGCTAAATTTCGCAATAGATAAAAAATTATGTTGACGAGCTTGTAAATAATACTTACAAGTTCGTTGACAGTATAACTCTGGATTAGTTGGTTTGATTAGCCAACTGTTCTCGACGGAAGCAACGAGTGGGATAGCGACCCACATAAAATAATAAGCGGGTTGCCAAGTTGGAGAATAGTGGGGTGATCAAAACAACAGCGATGGTTGCCAGATCGCAAACCCTAAAACACACTAAACCGTGTTTCAAGAGGGAGCGATTCCTTTTGGGACACACAATAAACCCAAAACACTTAATTATATGGCACAGAATGGCATTACATTCTCCTCATGCCAAGACGTTGATACGCTCTTCCGTGAGGCTAGGACATACTATAATCCCTTCTTCATCAAGAAGATGGCGATTAACTCCATCTACTATGGTCGTCTCGAAACCGAGACTTGGCCTCTCAACACCCTCCCTACGATGAAAGCTTTCCGCTTTGGTCGTGGATGGTACAATCCTGATCAACCTTGGCAAGAAGTGCAGTCTGGTCGTTGCGTCCAGAATGCTGATGACTTCCAGTTTGAGACGATTGCTCACCCCGGAACCGAGAGCTACACGTTCAGCCTTTTCACCAAGGCAATGCGTACCGATTGGTATCAGCTTACCGACTTCATGTATCGCCTCTTCCCACAGGAGGAGATGGATCACATCATGGCAACCAATGTTAACATCACCAAGAACGTCCATGAGGAGTTTGCCCGTTCCAACTGGATCGGTGGTGCTGGACACAAGTGGGTTCCTATCAGCAATGGTCAGAGCCTTGTCTCTTGCAATGCTGAAGACGATCAAGCCTTCATCGTTCAGCCCTTTGAGGGAACGAACGAGGGTAGTTTCAACATGGGCTATGTCTATGTTAAGCTCCCTGCTTCACAGCTTGGAAACATTGGTCTTCTGTCACTCGATACCCTCGATGACGTTCTGATCAACCTACAGCGTGAAGATGATGCCTATCGTCTCGACGTTAGCGAGGCCGCTGGTCGCCCTCTCCTTGAGATCATTGTTCCCGATGCCCGTGTCCTCCGTCAGCTCTGGCAGTATGCCAAGCAGTCTGGTGGATGGTGGGAAAGCGTTAGCGACTTCGATGACAAGCAACTTCAATACTCCCTTGGTATTGATCGTGTTATCGGAAACTATGCTTTCTGCAACGACATCAACGGCGTTCGCTTGAATGTGGATTGGACGTATAATGCGGCCCTTCCTACCTTCAATGTTAATGATCCGACCACTTGGCCTCGTCTGGTTCGTGTGCTTCCTTACTATCCCGTTACTACGGAGTTGGGTTGCAAATACATCCAGAACCCTGCCTATGCCAATGCCGACTTCGGTATCACTAACCCTTGGGTGAATAAGGCCATGATCAAATGGATCAGCCCTTCACAGAGTGGAATTGGTGAAGCCCAAGGCATGACGCAAAACTATGCTGGTGATTGGGAGTGGAAGAACCCCGATTGGGAATGCAATATCAAGCGTGACCAAGGTTTCTTCTGGAACCAGTTCCGTATGGGTATGCAGTTCCAAGATCCTACGCTGATGCACTCGATCCTTCACAGGCTCAACACCAGCCGTCTGATCATCCCTGCTCCTTGCACCTTGTCGCCAGACTATACGCCGCAATACACTCCAGATTGCTTCGTTTGCTCTAGCGTGGTCAACCAGCCGATCTAATCCGATAAACGAATAATCTGATGAACCCATCTAATTACGCTCCATCGGATGTTCTCAACGCCCCCGCCCTGCTTTACGCAGGGACGGGGCAACCGTTGACTCCGTATTTTCAATCGGTTGCTAACGGTACTAGCTTCGTAATCCCCACAAGTGCTATCACTTGGTCGATTTCGGCTCCTGCTAGTAGCAACGCTACGGTAAATGGTGTTGCCTATACTGGTGTGTTCAGCATCAATGGTAGCGGCCCGTTGTATCAAGCCATCACGGTTTCGACAACGGCTGGTACTGTTCTTGTGAGCTATACCCTTAACAACGTTGTTTACAATGTTCCTAGCTACTATTAATACTTAACAATCAAAAAACAATTATATGTCTCAAACAACCAATCCTACTCCTAACAATCTAACAGTTGTCCGTTTCGGGCCTCTGTCGGTTGATTTCACCAAAACGGGAACTTACACTCTGGGCCAGCTTGAACTGGATTCCGAGACGTTTGTTCCTACTCAATCGTTCGTTGTTTACACCAATACTGGTGGAACCAATGGAACACAGGCTGTTGTCGCTATCGACAATGGAACTACTAATAAAAACATTGCAACAGCTACGCTTCCTGCGACTCCTGTTGTTGCTATTGATGGTACTGGTAGCCTTTCACAAACCGTCTTCACTCCTGCGACGAATGGTTATGTGCTTGGTCAAGTTCCTGTCTCGACTGCAACTCCTAGCAATGGAGCCGCCGCAGTTCAAAGCGTTCGTGTGAACGTTACGACTGCCGCTGTCCCTGCGCTGGCTACGACCAATCGTGTCACCGCAAACAACATCAGCACCCTTACGGTTGCTAGTGTTCCTGCGTGGATCACTCCGGGTGCTGTGGTTAACGTTCTGACTGTTGGCAATGCCGCTTATAACGGTACTGTCACGGTTATTTCGACGACTGCTACCACCTTCTCGTACTACAACCCATCCCTCACTACCGAGGCTTCAACGGCTGATACCGCTGGACGCATTGGTGCGATCACAGGTGATGTGTACGTTGTTGGTCTTCTGGCCTAATTAAATTAATGTGAGGCAGGGGTTCTATCCCCCTGCTTCACAAACATTCTACTACCATGTCTGTTACTCCTTTAAGTTTCCAAGATTTTATCGGCACAACTGCTGATGAACAAAGGTGGCAAATTTTTAATGCCTCTATTCCATATTCAAATACTGGAACACTCCTTAATCAAGGAAGCACAGGATTTACTACTACTGGTGGTACGCTTGCCGCCGCTTCAAGGCGATATTTGTTAATTCAAAATACAGGGACAACTAATCCTTTGTATGTTACTACAGATGGAACTACTCCATCTGCTACCAATGGATTTACTCTTGCTACCAATGGTGGTGGAATTGTATTTGATGGTAGCTTTGTTCCAAGCGGGACAATAACTCTGGCTTCAACCGCTACAAACTTCAGTATCCTGTGGGCGTAGTTTCCAGCGATGAGTATATTCTTCGCAGGGAATGAGTTAAGACAAAGAAAAGGGATATTTTATCCTGACTTTGATTCTGATTTTTTGACATGGTATTCCCGTGTTATAGCGGCTGGCAGTTCTATATCTGCACAAAATATTGTTACTTTAAATAAATTCTTTCTTGATTTAAAGAAAAACAATCTTTGGAATTCGATTACTCAAGCCAACATTCTTTGCGGTACAAGTAGTCTAGCTGGATGTTTGATTCCTATTAAGGGTGCAACGCCAGTAAACAATGGATTTATTAATGGAGACTACAGCTTAATATTTGGTCTTAACTCTGGTGCATTAAATAATAAATGGCTAGACACAACAATTTTGGAGAGTTCTTTTTCAACAAATCCCGATACAGTTGGAAGGCATATGTTTTGTTCTTACACACAATTTGTTTCTTCTTCTGGTAATAATAGATATGTGATTGGTTCTTCAACAACGGGAGGAAGTAGAATATATTCGCCAATTTCCAATTCATTAGCATTAAGTGGACAATTAAACGCAGGGACAACTTCGGCAATGTCAACAGCAAGTGTAGCAAATAATTTTGTAGCTGTATCAAGACAAAATGGAACGCTTTATAAATATTCAGGAGGAATTTTAACTACTGCCGTAAATCCTATTGGAACAATAACTACTGGTAATACAATCGGTGTTTTTGGCGCACCGGGTCAAAGCCGAGTAAATATGAAAATGACATTTTATTCATTTGGGTATTATCTTGATGTTTCTACTTTGAACTCTGTTGTATTAACTATGACATCAGCGATTGTATAATATGAACTGGTTAATTGTTACCACAGAACAAAATATTGAGTTAGATTCAATTAATGCTCAATTTAAAGATCGGAAGGCAAATGCACAAATAACTACTGATGGCACGCTTGTAATCTTGAATGATTTGCTTGGCGATGATTATTGGAAAGACTATCACAATTTTCTTAAATCATTGGATGTTTATGAAAAAGATCCAATATGGCCCGCAATTCCAGAATAATATGAGCAATCATACTCCATCCACAGATATTTCTGGTAGCACATCTGCGGCTGGAGCTTTGGTTTCTCTGACTAGCTTTGTAGTTGCTTTCTTTAGCGAATCTCATGTCTGGCTACAGAACCTTGGATTAGTTGTTTCTGTAACTGCTGGTGTTATTGGTATCGCAGCATTTTTTTACAAATTTATAAGTTCAGTGATAATGTTTTTCAAAAAATGAGAAACGTTTTTATTATTTGTGCAATTGGGCTTTTTGTTGGATGCGCCCATAATGAGAAACAATCATACTTTCCTCCTTCTAGCATTCCACTTAACCAATCGGTAGCCAAAGCAACGAGCAAGGTTGCTGCTGTAACTCCTTTTGTAAAACCAGAGGGTGCTGTTGCTTTAAAAGAGCTTTCAAATGCCTTGTTTGATGCTCAAGTTGAAGTTGGGAAATATGTCGGACAAGTCAATGAGCAATCTATAGAACTAGCGAAAGCCCAAAACGATGTTGTTTATTGGCATCAGAAGCAGGAAAAAGCACTTAAAGAACTATGGGCATGGCGTTTGATTGCTCTTTTTTCAATTCTATGTGTAGTCTTCTATATTGGGATTAAAATGTCATGGCGGCTGTTTCTGTAATTGAGAATAAACTCACTCAAAAACCTCTTGAGTCCAAGAAGGCAATCTACGCACTCATTGCGGCTGGCTCTGTTCTGCTTGTTTTTGGCGTTTCTGCTTTTCTTATTCTCTCACATTCAGAGCAAGCAAAAGAGATCGTGGAACTTGCTAATCTTGTGGTCTTATTCTTTGGTGCTTTAGTTACAACACTTATTACAGGACAGGCTTGTATAGATTGGAAAGCAGTATCGGCACTTCAGCATATAGATGTAGATCAAAAAGTTGATTCTAATGCCCAAGCACCAGAGGTTCAAATAAACTCAAGGTCTTATAAATCAAAGTATTACGAAAATGACGGCATACTTTCGTAACAAAGTCATACCTTTCCTGTGGGAATGGGAAGGAACTGTTTTTGAAAATGATCCAGATGATCCGGGTGGTGCTACAAAATACGGAATTGATCAGAGATCACATCCTAATGTTGAAATCAAGAATCTTACCGCTGAAGAAGCTACAGATATTTATTGGCAAGAATGGGTAAAAGATGGATGCGAACATTTGCCGCAACCTTTAGATTGGTTGTTCTTTGATGCGGCTGTAAATTGTGGTTTAGGAAGGGCGCAACAGTTTTTAAATGCCTCTGCTAGAGATTCAAAGAAATTCCAGCAAGAGAGAAGCGATTTCTATACAAGACTAGCAGAGCAAAAGCCAAGACTAACCAAATTTAAAAAAGGATGGTTGGCAAGAGTAAATGACTTGAGTAAAGTCGCTGGCATAGTATAAGATATAGCCCAAATGCAATTTCCCCAATCACAATGTTGCAATAATGCAACTTATCAAGACAATTGTTTTACTGGTTGTGGTCAGACTATGCCCATTGTTCCGGGGACAAACCCTGCACTTCAGACATGGAATGGTCAATTTTTTGTTGTAGCTGATGGATCGGCACAAAACCGAATTTCTCTTCCATTTCTTCAAGTAAATGGAGGTGCGGCTACTTATATTGTTGGGGCTGATAATAATGGAACTTTAAGCTACTATTCTCCACTATTTGATAGTGCTAAAAATCTTTCTGGTGGATTTGCTGGCTATCTTCCATATCAATCAGCGGCTAATACAACTACTTTTCTTCCTATTGGAACAGCTGGTCAAGTTCTTAAAGTAAGCAATACAGGATTACCACAATGGGCAACTCCTCTTGCTCCTACGGCACAAAATATAACTGGAGGAGCCGCTGGTGAGGTGGTTTATCAAACTGCGCCTAGCACAACTGGATTTACAGCACAGGGAACTACTGGTCAGGTATTGACAAGTGGAGGAACGGGTTCTCCAACATGGACTACTGCTACGAATGCAAATACTGCATCTGCAATTGTTCAAAGGGACGCTTCTGGTAATTTTTCTGCTGGAACTATTACTGCATCTTTATCTGGAAATGCAACTACATCAACAACTGCTACCACAGCAACTACAGCTACATCTGCTACTACAGCAACCAATATAGCTGGAGGATTAGCAAATCAAATCCCCTATCAAACAGGAGCAGGAGCTACTAGCTTTATATCTGCTGGAACATCATTACAAGTATTATTAATACCATCTGGAGGTGGAACTCCATTATTTTCTGGAACAACTGGTACAAATGGAATTACTTGTCAAAAATCATTATATCTTTCTGGCGGAGTTGCTGGTGCAGTTCCTTATCAAGTAACAGGAGGACAAACGGGATTTTCTGCCGCTGGAACAAGCGGTCAGGTATTGACAAGTGGAGGAACAGGTTCTCCAACATGGACTAATACTGCTATTGCAAAAGCATATGCAAGCATTAGTGCTACTGCCGTAGTATCAAACTCTTATGGAGGAGTAACTGCATCTGTTGCATTAGGAACTTTTACAGTAACCAGTTCTGCAATTACAACTACATCTATAATTCTAGTTACACAACAGGCTCCAGCAACAGGAGGATATGCCCCAGTCGTTGTTCCGGGAACGGGGTCATGTACCGTAAAAATGTTTGCTGGAACAGTATTAACTGCTGAACCATTTAGTATTTTGATTTTCTAAAATATGCCTTGTTTTAATACAGTTCCAATCAGCATAATCCCTCCTGTATCACAAGGAGTTGCGCCTCTTCTGTGGCAAAACGGCAATCAGATTACCCGTCTCAATATCCCATTGAATCCATCATTCTTGGTTTATGATGGTACAATAACTCGTTGGGGGGATGGATCTACAACATCTCCTGTTTACTTACCAAGCCTTCAGCAAGTGGCAAATAATTCGATCAATTATATTGTAGGATCAATTGCAAGCGGGGCTATTGCAAAGACAGGACTTGGTTCAAATGGTCAATTTCTTTCCACAGATGGAGTTGGTCTTGTTTGGGTAAACTCATCTTCTTCAACAGCAAATAATATTGCTGGTGGAGCCGCTGGACAAGTTCTATACCAAAGTGGAACAGGAGTAACTGCATTTGTTCCAGTAGGAACAACAGGACAAGTTCTTACTTCAAATGGATCTTCTGCACCATCATGGTCAACTAATATTTCTGGCAATGCCGCTACAGCAACTGTTGCCTCTTCCTGCACAGGAAATTCTGCTACAGCCACACTAGCAACAACTGCTACAATTGCAAATAGTGTATCCGCTGGTTCTGTTACTCCAGCAGGATTATCTGCAAGCGTTGGATCAAATGCTTGGTTGATTAAGACATCTACTTATGCGGCTCTTGCTGGTGATCGTATATCTGCCGATACTACGACATTGGCATGGACATTGACTTTGCCAACATCTCCTGCATCTGGAACCATTGTTACTATTGCTGATGGTGGTAACAATTGGTCAACCAATAATCTTACGGTATCACCCGGAGGAGCAGATACCATAAATGGTGTTGCACAAAATCTTATCTGCAATTTAAATGGATTTAGCTTTTATGTATTTTACAATGGCACAACTTGGAGAGTTTTGGTATAAATCTTGACTAGCAAATAAAAACCCTATAATTCTTTAAAAATGTCTTGTGGATGTAACAATAACGGATGGGGAGGATGCGGTTGTCAAGGAACTGTGCAATATGCACCTCCTGCTTGTAACCCTAATTTTCCGACTACTTGTACCGCCCTCGGTGCTGGAACAATTCAGCGTGTAGTTGGAGAAGATTCATCGTATTGCAAATACACCGTCCCAACACTTCAGTCCAATAGCATTCTTTTCTATAATGCTTCTACTGCTCTTGTTACATGGGCTGATAGCTCTGTTGCTAATCCTATTTTCCTTGGAAGTAATTCAGCAAGTCAAGCAACGGCTACTTCTGGTCAAATTCAAGCACTTACTCCTACTGGTCAATTGGTTGGATTTAAGCCATCTACCTCTACAGAAGCCCAATTCCCTGTGGTTGCTCCTAGCGGAACAACTACCTCATGGGGAACTATTGAGAGCATCCTTCCAAACCAAGGAATTGTTTACAAAACAGGATCAGTAGCGGATGGTTTGCTTTCCGCAAATACTGTTTATCAGCTTACTGGTGCTTCTGGTCAGTATGTCTCGTTTGATGCTCTTGGAAATCCCGTTGCTGTTGCATCAACAAGTAGCATAAGCTACATCTATAAGAACGGAAATTACCAAGCTGTTGCTGGTCAAAGCATAGCCGCCGATACAACCGCTGGAGGGTGGACTCTTACGCTTCCTGCTAATCCCCAATTTGGAACTATTTGCAATGTGGTTGATGCTTCTGGAACTTGGACAGCAAATAATCTAACTGTTGCACCGTATTCTGGAAGCACACTTTTAGGATCTAATCAAAATCTTATTGCAAATCAGTCATATAGAAGTGTAACATTTTACTTCAACAATATTACTTGGGTTCCTATAATTTCATAAAATATGAGCGTATCACTTTCAAATCTTCTTGGACAAGGGCCAGCAGTAAGGGCTTATTTATCAGCAAATCAAACTCTCACAAGTGCTGCTTACACTGTTCTTCAAGTTAATACTGTAGATTTTGACACTAATAGTAATTACAACACTTCTCTTTATAGATTTCAACCTACTGTTGCAGGATATTATTCTGCAACAGGATCAGTAAGTCTAACATATTTAGTTCCCAATGGCCCTATTACAGCGGCACTTCTTTACCTTCGCAAAAATGGTAATGTTATTGAATATTCAGAAGTTTCTGCTACAAATGGAATGGGTGCAACAGCACTTACCGTTTCTACACTTATTAATATGAATGGAACTTCAGACTATTTTGATCTTCAAGTGTATTCCCAAGTAGGTTTTGGAACATCATATGCTGTCGCTGGAGAAAGTTCTAATTTTACATCATTTTTAGCAAGATTGCCTTAAAGTTATGGCTCAAGATAGCCGGGTTTATGACGGCACAATTGCAACTGTTGCAATGGATGCTGAAACACATCCTAGTGTCTTGCCTAACACATATGTTTCATCTTGTGTAAATCGCGCTTTCAGACAAGGGGTAAATGCTACTCGCCCTCCTTTCAATGATCTACAAATAAATCTTGCATATGGATATGATAAATCCGTACTAACAGATTTCCAAACTGGTAATTTCCAAGGAGCATATCCATACAAGGCTATATCACCCGGATGCGTTGATGGAATTATTTGTTCAATAGCTGGAACAATATACTTTTTAGCTATAGTAAATAATATTGCTACACTCCATAAGATTATATCTGGAAATGATCCTACACTTATGCACACATGGTTTGTGCAAGCAGAAAACTGGGTTTACATCCAAAACGGATACCAAGATGCTATTGCGTGGAGTGGTGATATTTCTGGTGCGCCTACGAATTTACAAGCTCAAGGACTTGTTACTGCAAACATAAATCTTACTTGGACAACAAACTCCCAAGGAGCATCATTTAATGAATTGCAAGTTCAGTATGATGACAATATTTTTGCTACCTTTGCTCTTATATCTGCAAATCAAGACTTCTACACATATATTGTCCCATCTTCTACAATTTCATACTCATTTAGAGTAAGGTCTGTTTATCCAGATGGTTCATCTACTCCTTGGTCAAATACGGTAACTACTACAGTTAAAAACTCTGGTATCACGCCAGCACAACCAAATACAGCATATCGGTTGAATCCAGCGGCAAATCAAATGCCAATAGGAACAATCATGGCATATGCTTATGGTCGAGTTGTAGTAAGTAATGCACAGAATAACATATATGTCTCTGACATTATTTACGGAAATGGATTTACAGATACAGCAAATACGCAAAACTTTACAGAACAAACATATTGGGCTGAAGGTGGATCATTTACACCTCCCGCAAATCTTGGATTGATTACAGGGATGCGGGTAATGCCTTCTCTGAATATCAATGTAAGAGGACAAGGAGAATTAGTTGTATTTTGTGAGAATGGATCTTTCACTCTTGATATTTCACAAACAAGAACAAGCTGGCAATTGAGTAATATTCAGAAAGTATCATTGATTGGTCGCGGATGCAGATCACCTTGGAGTATTACAGGAGTAAACAACGAAGTTTATTTCCGATCTGATGATGGATGGGCGTTTTACAACAACGCACAAGTTGATTTTTACCAAGCCCTTTCATTCAGGAAAGTTTCTCGTGAGGTACAGCCTTGGGTAAACTATGACACTCCTTGGTTGAGGCAATTTGAATCAGCAATGTTCTTTGACAATAGGCTTATTGCTACTGTTTCTCCATTTACTGTTGCCAATGCAAATCCATCCTACGGATTACACCGCCCTAGCAGAGCAATGATTGTATTGGATGTGGAGATGCCAAGTAGAACTGAAGCAGATGCTTCACTTCCTACTCGCTGGAATGGACTTTGGGAAGGGCCACAGCCCACACAACTTCTTACTGCTCAAATTAATGGCGTTCAACGTGGGTTTGCATTCTCATTTGATGCTGATGGAGTAAATCGTTTATACGAACTTCAAAATAGTAGTGTCTTGGCAACTGGTATTGATGATTATTCTCAAGTGTATGGAAGCGTACCAATCAAATCATTCTTTATTACAAAGCGGTTTGATTTTGCTCCAAATCCCGGTGCATCAAAGTTTGTTAGAAAACAATTGGTAGGTGGAGAAATGTGGGTGTCTAATCTCAAGGAACAGATAACTGTTGGATGTGATTTTAGACCAGATTCCTATGCCTGTTTTAATACCTTATTAGACCCAATTCAAGTTGGAATAAATGAATGCACTCCAATTACAAGTAATTGTTCGCCAACAGTTTCCCAACCTCGTTATCAACAGATAAGATTTCCATCACCAGATATTGACAAGTGTGAATCTTTTAACCAAATCCCTTTGCAAGAAGGTGCAGAGTTCCAAGTCAAAATCAATCTTACAGGATCATGTATTGTAGATAGGGTAAGGCTTTCGGTTATCTTCAACGACAAGATTGATCTTCCACAAGGGTATTGCCCTGACACATTCTATAATGCACCAGAACCAGTAAGTTGTTGTCCGATAAATGACCTTGACTACTATCGCATTGTTCCACTTTCTACTTCTGTGTCTTCTGTCAATGGATAAAATCATTGCAAGAATAAGCAAATATCTCTATAAATAAAATACCCATGAACAATCAAAGTTCTCCAGCCCAACTGTTGTTTCCAACGGTTCCTCCAAACTATTGTCCAGAAGGTAAATGGAGCGATATTCTTAATAGTTTTATAACTCTGTATTTGAACAATGGAACAGTAAATATTCCATTTCTTAACCAAGTTACTCCAGAACAGATTACTTCACTTCAGCAAAGCATTCTGACTATCCAGAATCAATTAAATGCTGTTAATTACCAATCTGGTACTCAAACTATTTTAGCAGTTGGAACAGCACAGACATTTCCTATTACTATTCCAACTGCAATGGCTAGTGCTAACTATCAAGTTACTGGATACTTTACTCCTACAACGGGAACTTCAACTGCGGCATCTTCATGGGGAGTTGTAAATGGAACCCAAACGACTACTGGATTTACAATATGGGTATTTAATCCAGCCGCAAATACGGCTATTACAACTTTCACTTGGCAAGTAGCGAACCTCGGATCTCTCTAATTTTATGAAAGATTGTGGGGTTTATGGAATTAGAAATTCCACAAATGGGAAATGGTATATTGGGGAAAGTGTTGATATAAAATATAGAAAATCTAAACATTTTTCTACTTTAAAAT